CTGTAATTCGTTTTAACTTCTACAGAAGATCCATCCTGTAGTTTAAGAAAAGATAAACCCATTTCTGATAACATTGTGGGTATAACTTCTCCTGATAAATTTTCTAAATGTTTTTTCTTTTGTTTAAGTTGTTGCTCATCTGATTCGATGGCACTTTGTATGGCTTGCATCTCTTGTATTTTGTCTGCAAGTTTATTTATATTTGTTGTTTTGTCTATAACCTGTTCTTGGTCCTTTTCAAAATCAATCGTCATTCTTTGCTCCTGTTCCGTAAACATCAATCTCAATAGGGTAGTATTTTTTTTCTTGTCTATCCCACTTCAAGAGATTGAATTTACCATTTGTTATGTCTGATACCAAACAACAAACTACACCTATTATAGCAGGGTCTCCTGTTAATAGCAAATAGTCTGTAGGTTTGAAATCTCTGACTAAATTTTTTAGTTTGAAAATTAAGGGACCAGGAGAAAAAATCATTTGTGATCTTTCATCCAATAGAAATTTAAGATTGCCATACTCAGATGCACCCATAATATTAAATTTAGGACGACCTTCTCTTGTACCTGCAATCTCTTGCACAACCCATACGTTAGG